CGAGGTAGGTGCCCGCCGTGGTGCCGACCTGCGCGCCGTTGACGTAGACGAAGGTCAGGGTGCCGCCGGTGACGGTGACCGCGACGACGGTCCCCGTGGTGTTCACCGCCGCGACGGTGGTAGCGGGCACGGCGGGGGACGCGACAGCGGGGGCGGCCAGCGTGAACGGCCATTCGCACCGGGAGCAGCGGAACGTCAGCGTCGCGTACGGGGTGAACGGCGCGAGGGACCAGCAGCGGGGGCACGTCAGGTACGCGATCTCCTCCGGCTGGATGGCACTCCCCGCATCGGGCATGACTTAGCCCCTGTTCCCCGGCCGGGCCTTGCGCGGCGGCAGGTCAGCGGCATCCACCGGCGCGGCCTCCCGCAGCTGGTCGGCCATCTCCTCCGGGCCAGGCCTGGCGGGCTCGCCTTCCGGGGCGCGGCCGTCGTCGAGCACCGAGATGCTCGAGGAGCCTTCCGGGTCGGGGCGGGGCGCGTCGGAGCCGGGCGGCGGGGTGGCGGGCCGGAACAGCCGGCCGGACAGGGCGCGCGGCGGCAGCCTCGGCGGGGCCTCGTGCGAGCCGTCCGCGCCGGACACCTTCATCAGCACGTCGGTCTGCCGGCCGTCGCGGACCCCGTGCCGGTTGAACGACCGGGCCTCCTCCTCGGTGAGGTAGACGGTCTCACCGGGGTACACCAGGTCCGTGTTCCGGTCCTTGTCACCCCGGCGGGGGACGCTCAGGCATGCCAGCGCCATGTACGGCTCGCCGACGCGTGCGGCCGGGGTGCCCTTCTCCCTGGCCAGCAGGTCGGTGAGGGTCGTCCGCTCGGCATCGGTGAGCGGGCGGTTTTCGGTAGCGGTCGATGTCACGGGCTAGACCCCGCTCAAAAGTGCGATGCTCAACGGCTGGTCAAGCCCAATGGCCGAGGACCTTTGTGTGTCGCTTCTCCATACCTTGTTCGATTCCTGCCGGTACAAAGGCCCGGCTACGAACGGGAGTTCGTCTGCGTAGAACCCGGCCCGGTGCCGCTGCATGATGATCGCGTTGCCCGCCGGGACCTGCCTGCTCACCAGCACGTCCAGGTTGAAGATCTTCTGCGGCAGGACGCCCGTGTACTGCAGGTTTTCCGAGGCGATATCGCCGATGTACGGCGCCGCGAACGTGGACGACTGGAGCAGCGTGTTCTTCGTCCCGTGGTTCACGATGAGAGTGTCGGCCTCGAACCCGAGCCACTGGGTGACCCCGGACGGCGACACGATGTTCGCGTTCTCCACCAGGTACACGGCCTGCGCGATGTCGGCCCTGGTGGTGGCCGAAGCCGACGCCCACGGGTTCGCGACGGCCAGCGTCTGGATGGACGCGTTGGCGACGACGGCGGAGTAGAACGCGGTGTTCCACGAGTACACCATCGTGTTCTTGACCTGCAGCAGCTGCCGGGTCACCGGGTCGATGGACTGCCTGCGCCGCATCTCGTCCGACACCATGATCGCCATGGCCCGCTCGTGGCTGAACACCACGCGGGGCACGCCGATCGACGTGGGGACGACGGGGACCTCGCCGAACTCCGGGCGGATCTCCGGGAAGTCATCGGCGTACAGCGGGGTCGACTCGCTGTACCGCACCGCGCCGGAAGGGGCCGCGCCGCCCATCCGCAGCACCGAGTCCATGATGAACTCGTTGGCTGTGATGTCGAGGATGAGAGCCGGGATGACCAGGGGGTCTTTCAGCAGCTCGTTGACGGTAATCCGCGGGGCGTCGGAATAGCCCCTGGCTCCGGTCGGCATTGTTCAGTCCCTCTCAGAAGATCCGGGCCCGGCCCAGGAAGTAGGACGCGGCCCCGGCCCCGCCGATCTGCTGGGTGAGCATCGCGCTGGACACCCCGCCCGGGTACGTGCAGCGGGCGATGACGTTGGAGTAGGCCACCGTGATGGCCTGGGCGCCGGTCGAGCCGCCGTACGGGGTCTGGGTGGCGCCGATCACGGTGCCGTTGCAGGCGACACCGGACGCGGCGCCGACGACGAGGAGCTCGCCGGGCTTGGCCTGCCCCCCGAACCAGCACCAGATGTCCACCCCGCCGTACCAGACGGGCACGTAGTCGCCGAGGACGCTGATGTCGATGAGCGGCTCGCCGTAGGCGTTCGCGGCGCCGGTCTGGGTGGAGATGACGTTGGCGTCCGCGCCGGCGACCCCGAGGACGTTCACGGCCCCGGCGGCGGCGTTGGCGACCGACGGGGTGACGGTCAGGTCGGTGGTCCCCGCGGTGATGGTGTGCGGCTCGACGAACTGGCCGCCGTAGATCAGGGTGGCGGCCTGGAGGTTAGCCGGGCCGGCCTTGTAATGCGGCAGGACCGCGGTCACGGGGTCACCGGCCCGTCAGGGGCCTGCGCCGGGCGCTGGCCGGGCTGTGCCGGCTGGCCGGGCTGCCCCTTGCGGGACTGGTCCGCCCGGTCCGGCTTCGCCTGCTGGTCCGGCGCGAGATCCAGGTGCTCGGCGAGGGCGGCGTGCAGCTCGGCGACGGCGGTCCTCAGGTCCGCGGCGCGCGGGTCGTCCGGTTCGGAGTGGGCGGATACGGCGGAGGCGGCGGACTGCACCGCCGACGCGGCGACGCCGAGCCTGGCGCGGGAGGAGGCCAGCACGCGGTCTTCCGCGGTCCGCTTGTCGGCCAGCTCCTCGTCCTCGTCCAGCCGCCTGCTCGCGGTGGCCTTGTCCTCGGCGTCGCGCTGGTCGGCCAGCTGGTCCGCGGCGGACTCAAGCTCGGCCTTGCGCCTGGCGGCTGCGTCGTTGTCGGCCGCTGACTGGCCGGCTGTGTCTGCCATCGTTTCCCGTCCTAGCTTCCGTTGGATATGCCGGCGGCAGGCTTCCCGCGCCGATCGCGTGTGTAGTTACGGGGTGGCGTTACTGGCACCGAAACTCTCCCCTAGCTGGTCCCTTGTGCCTGCGGCCTGCCCGCTGGCTGCCGTGACCGCGCGGGTGGTGCCGCCCGCGCTCGTGATCGCGGCGGCCTCGGCTGCCGTCGCCTCGATCACGGACCCCTTCGGGATGACCCGCGCGGGTGAGGTGGCAGTGGCGGGAAGCGTCACCGCGACGGTGGTCACCACCCGGCTCACTTGAGCCCCGTCATCTGCTTGTAGCGGCTCACGATGTCGTCGCGGGACGCGTCCCGCTGCTCCCGGCCCGCGTCCTCCGGCTCGTCCACCGGGGAACCGAGCTCCACGTCCAGGTCCAGGAGGCGGGCCTGCTGCGCGTACTCGGTGAGGACTTTCCGCATGATCTGCCCGGCGTCGGCGGTGGCCCCGTTCGCCAGGTCGACGGTCCGGCCGTTCCCCTCCAGCAGCGGCCGGGCCAGCTCGGTGATGAACGGGGGCACGCCCAGATCCGCGAGCTTCCGCTTCTCCGCCTGGTAGTCCCCTTCCCGCATCCGGGCGGTGATGACGGACAGTTCCCGCGCGGTCTCCTCCTGCCGGGCGACAGCCAGGTCGATGGAGAACTGGGCCTCGGCGGACAGTCCTGCGGCCACGGGCTCCTCCTGGTGCTGCTCGGCTTCCCATTCCGCCTGCATGGCGGCGAATTCCTCGTCGGACATGGCGCTGATCTCCTGCGCCACCCCGTCCTCGTCGTCTTCGTCCCCGCCGGCGCCGCCGTCCTCCGCGCTGGTGAGGGCCAGCAGCTCGTCGGGGGTCAGGACCAGGCCGCCGGCGGCGAGCGCATCGAGCTGGTCGTCGGGGAGCTCGAGGAGCTGGGCGAGCCGGGCCTTCTGCTCGTCGGTGAGGCCGTCGAGGTCTGCTGGCATGGCGTCGGTCCCTTCGGGTGGCTCTTGCGCGGCCGGTACTGCCGGGGCCGGTGCAGGCTGGGATGGTGCAGGGGGTGCAGGGGGTGCAGGTTCAGCAGCAGCGAACTCAGACGAGGACAGGTCGATCACCGTGTCCGGGACCGGGCTGGCCGCCTCGATGGCCTGCCACGCGCCCAGGCCGGGGATACGCGGGTCCAGGGTGCCGAGGACATGCTGGATCGCGGCGGGGAAACGCTGCCCGTCTGACCGGGCGTAGTCCTCGACGATCCGGGCGGAGACGCCGAGCTCGGGGTTCTCTTTCAGCAGCCTGTCGCCGGCCTCAGTCGGGTTGAGCGTGATCCACAGGCCGTCCGGCTCGACGTCCGCCGCCACGATGGCCCCCCGGAATCTTTCCGGGTCGTTCGTGTGCGTGTTCTGCGCATCCGCGAGCTGGAACGCCACCTGGTCGTACGCCTTCGCGGTGAACGCCCCTGCCAGCCGCTTCAGGTACGGGACCGTGAAGTTCAGCAGCCTGCCCTTGTACTCGACGTCACCGACGGGCAGCAGCTTCTTGCGCCACATCCGGTTGCCGAGCTCGACGGCCGGCGAGTCGTAGAACGGGGTGAGGACGGCGGCGGTCATCAGGCGGTCCTCGGCAGTTCTGCCGGGTGCGGGACGTGGCCGAGGTGCGCGAGGCACTGGCAGCCGTCGACCGGACCCCATGACGGGCACAGGTCGTCGTAGTCGCCGTGATCGAAGCACGGCATGTTGACGGGGCCGGTCAGGTCGCAGCCGCAGCGGCCGTCGTGGAACGCCTCGACGCGCTTATGGCAGGCAGCGCAGGACAGGAACGGGTTCGCGGGCGTGATGACGATGTGGGTCCGCGTGAAGGTGTGCGTGAGCGTGGCCATCAGGCTTCCGCCATCTCGCCCGTGAACAGAGTCCGCCGGTCCTCGTCGGTTCCGTAATGCATCACCAGGTACGGACTGTTACCGGGACCGTGGGCGGGCGGATAAGCCGGCTTCCCGTCGATCAGGAACATCTCGCAGCGCTCATGGAGTTCCACCAGGCCGATCTGCTCGAACAGCCACCACTGCCAGGACCGGGCGTTGTACGTGGCCGGCGGGACCGGGAAGTAGTGATTGACCGCGATGGTGCTATCCGGGTTGTACGAGTCCGGTCCGCACCGCTGCACGACCAGGGTCATGCCACGGGACTCCCCGGCGTGCCGGCCCGGCTTGTCCCGCTGAAGGTCGTCGTCCAGCCAGACCCGCCAGCCTTCGCTTTCCCGGTAGCTGAGCCGGCCCACCAGGTCAGCTAGCGTGTCCGGGTACGGCGCGGTCTGCTGCATGAGGGTCACCGGGCCGCCGACCCCTGAACGCTGTAGGTGACCAGGAGCGGCCCGCATGTCCCGCAGGAAGCGGCGACGGCAGGCCCTACGGACATGTGCTGGCAACTTGCCGTGCCGCCGCTCTTCTGTGCGGCGGCAAGAGCTAGCCCGGCCTCGCGCAGGTAAGCCGAGATCGTGATCCCGCATGCCTGCGCGGCGTCCCCGACTTCCACGACCTGCTCGTAGTTCAGGCGCACGCCGAACGTCGAGTCGAGACGTCTCGGGGTTCCGGCCTGAACGGCGGTGACCTCTTCCCAGTCATCCTCGCTGCCGTGCTTCTCGTACCACTCGGCGCGGATGTACGCGAGAACCGGGCGCAGTCCGCGCCGGAACAGCTCAGATATCCCCGCGCCGGACTCCCCGGCAGCCCAGCGCAGCTCCTCAGATGTCTCCTCGTCCAGGGAGACGCTGAATACGCAGCGTCGGCTCATCGGGCCGCTGCCTGCTTGCCGAACGCGCCCGGCTTGGTCTTCTGGCTCATCTTCGCGAACGTGATGGCCCGTGCCTCGGGGAAGCCCTTGGCCATCAGCTTGGCCTTGATCGCCTTCCCCTTGGCGGTGAGGCCGTCAGCGTCGGTGACGTCGCCGCCTGCCGTGGTCATCCGGGGGCCGTCACCCGCTCCTGCGGTGGGGGTGGCGAGGGCGCGGATCGCGGGGATGCCGTACTCGGCCATCAGCTCCGTCTGCTGCGGCGGCGGCTGCAACGGGGCCTCAGCGCGCTGCATGGCCCCGGTGACGGCCTTGTTGTACGTTCCTACGGCTTCCATCAGGGCGGTGCGCTGGTGGTCGCGGGGGGCCAGGTCGGTGCCGTTGACGGTGGCGACCCACTTGCCGGCGTCGGTCTTGCGGAGGGACGCGATCGTCGTGCCGCCGTGGCGGTGACGGAGGATCGCCGAGCCGTCCTGCGCGCGGGCCACCAGGACGTCGGCGGGGCCGCCGATGGCGTGACGGCGGGCCGTCAGGGTGCCTGCGGCGAGGCTGATGGCATTCCGGGTGTCACCGGCGAGGGCATGGGCTGCCTTGCCGCCCCGGACGGTCAGGGGGGCGCCTGAGCGGACCTGGCCGGTGGACGGGGCCGGAGTGCGGAGGACGTCCGGCTTGGACTGCAGGGATGCGCCGGACGCGCCGAAGTCACCGGAGGGGGCGACGTGGCCGCACTCGGGGCACGTGAGAGTGAGGCCCTGATCGTCCCTGGCCGTCTCAGAGAGGTAAATGCCGAGGTCTGGGTTCGCGTGGCCGTGGGAGAGGGCGGACATCCCCTTGGCGCCGTAGTTCTTGCGGCCGATCCAGGCTGCGAGGGCGTCGGGGTTACGGGCACCGCGTGCGGCGAGAGTGCCGGAGAGCTTGGCGAACCGCTTGCCGCTGCCGAGCTTGGGTGCGGCTAGGTCGAGGGACGCCGGCACGGTTCCTTCCCCAGCCAGCAGCCCACTGTCCTATGCGGCAGGCTACACCAACGAACGGCCAAAAGAGAACGTGCAGATGCACATGCAGCAGAGTCGCTAGGCTTGCGGGGCGGAGGCTGGGGCGCGGTCAGCAGCCCTGTCGTGCGCCCTGGCCTCTTGCTCCCCCGCTATCGACGCCGCGCGGGTATCCGCGGGTATCCGGAGGTTTCTGATGAGAGCATCCCTGAGACGGCCCCTGACCCTGGCCGCCGCCGCGGTGACGGCAGCCGCGCTCGCCGCGTGCTCGTCTTCCGCCACGACCGCCGCCGCGCACGGCACGGAGACACTCACAGCCACGGTGACCGGGAAAGCCGCCGCTGCGAACCTGAACAGCGACAGCAGCGCCCCGCTGTCATTCGCCGCGGGGACACTAGCCGGGCCGGTCACCGCGACGATCAAGCCGCTCGTCCTCGGCGGCGGAAACGGGTGCACCGGGCACCAGGCCTGGCACACCACAGCCGGGCCGCTGGCCGTGACGCACACCTCCCAGCCGAAGTACTGCGAGAACACGAACGCCCCGCCGCCTGCTACCTGGACGCTCAGCGGCACGACCTGCCATTTCACCGCGACCTTCTCCGCGGGGACGTTCGCCGAGATCAAAACGGCCTCCGGCGCGTTCGCCGCCACCACGTGGCACGGGAACTACAAGGTCACCGCTGAGGGATACTCGCCGCTGGCGAAGGGCAAGACGGCGTGCTCGTTCCAGGACACCGGCGCGGTCGAGGCGCACGGGGCCAGCATCGTCTTCACCGCGAGCGGACCGCTGGCGAAGGGGTAAGGCGGGCATGAGCCTCAGAGACAAGCTCCAGTTCGACTACACCGGGGAAACCCTCGCCGTCGCCTGCGAGAAAAAACGTGACCACCACGAATCGCGGCAGACCTTTTGGGGGGCCGAACTAGAGACCGCCCGGGAAGCCTTCAGGGGCGCGGCAGTCCAGTTCCAGGACTATCCGGTGACGGGAGGCGGCGTCCGCACTCAGGCGGTCATCGACCCCGGCAAGCAGCGGCGCCTGGATGAATGCCAGGGCAAGGTCGATGAGCACCGCAAAAAGCGCGAGGAGTACGACCGGTGGGCGCGCGGCTTCAAGGCCAACGCCGACACCCATTTCGCCCTCGACCCCGACGACATCGCATACTTCGGGCTGTGACGGCCACTCATGACACCTCCGCAGGCCGCGCCGCCTGCCCGCTGATCAATTCCGGGTCCGCCAGTTCCGCCAGGTGCTTCGCCTCGGCCGGGTAATTCGACCGCAGGTGCCGGGTCAGCTTCCCGACGTGCTCGATCGCGCCGTCCATGTGAGTCCGGGCGTGCTCCCCGTTGAACTTCCGCACCTCCGGTTCCGGGTCATCGCCCATCGCCTTCACGTGCTCGATCGTGTGCCCGAGGTGATTGCATATCGTCTGCGTGAGGTGCGCTGTCGTCGCCGTCTTCGCCTGATCCGATACCGACCTGGCCAGCCCGATCACGGAGGTGAGCGAATCCAGGTCCGCCCCCTCGTCCGGGTAGCGGTCGCGGAGGTGCGCGGCGAGCTTGTGCGCGGAGTCGAGCGCGCCGTCCAGGTGGCGGGCAGTCTCGCCGATGTGCCCGTCCGCGTCTCCCGCCTTAGCCGCCCTGGCCGCGTCGAGGTGCCCGGAGGCGGCGGTGAGGTGCCTGCCGGTGTCGTGGAGGTGCCGGGCGGTCGCCATGGCCGCAGCGGGGCCGTCAGGGGGCTC